TTCTTTCAATTCAACTATCCATTTGTTTTGTTTTTCATCAGTTATATTTTTAACCTTCTGTCTTAATTTTTTATTTTCCAACCATTTTTTAATATAACCGGCTAGAGTTATCGCTAAACCTGACCCTATTATAAGGTCGCTCCATTGTTTTATTATTTCTATCATTGTATTATGTTATAATTTTGTAACTTCCGTGAGCATTAAAAGAATGACTAGCTGTATTATTACCTGTCACAATAATATATAAACTATTAAATGTAGTACTCGCTTCTATAACTCCACTTTCTTTAACTCCAGTTACTACACCTATCGCATCATTAACTGATGAAAAATTACTGGCTATAGGCAATGAAACATAGAATCTAGTTGTGGCACTTGAATTTGGGTCATATCCACCTTTAATATCAAAAGTAACTATATCGCCTTGCCTTGAGTACCTTGCAACAATTACTGAAGATGATGAACAATTAGTTGAGTTGGTTGTAGTTGCTGTCCATGTACCGCTAGTCCCTATATTATCGTCTACATATTTTTTTGTTGCTGGCTCATAGTCGTTATCGGGTGTAAACGATGTAGTATTATTAAGTTCTAGTACATTGTTTTTATTAGCTTTGTCGTCTACAGCATCATCTAGAGTTTCCAACGCTTTTTGCACATTATCATCATCGCTAGACAATGCACCATCAAAATTACTTGTATCAGTTGGAATGTCTGACGCATAACTAGTTGATGAACCTGTCCCACCGCTAGCCCCTTTTAACTTTCTTAAATCGTAGAATAACGAACCATCTGCGAGCTTTTGTAATTTTCCATTTCTATTTACTATTACAGCATATAAGAATATAAATTCTGGATTTGGCAAACCGTCTGTTACAATATTATCAATTTCTTTTTCAATTGCATTTCTGGCATTATTTCTACTTGGATACGCGTTTTGACCTAATAATTTAACTATTTTATTTCCAGATATACTCGGCATTGCGACAAAAAACAATATCCAATAGTCGGTTGATGCTGTACCTTGAGTTAATTTTAAGCATGTGTGCTTGCACTCATTCTTATCCCGTGTTGTTCATTACCTACACGACTTTCCCCTTGTGTTGCGTTCCAATATACTAATGCTACCAACGCATATTGATATATAGTTTCAATAGGCATTGAGTCTTCTGCTACTTGCTGTAAAGTCCCTGAATTATCAAAATATATATAATAAGCACCTGTAGTATCAGGAATAGTTACTGACTGTGTAGTTGTTTTTATTATTTTTTTCCCATTTACCCAAAAATAAAAATTAGGTTGCCCGCTCTTAACTTCAAGGCTTACAGTTCGACCCGAAATATCAATAGTCCCTAGACTATCAGGTGTTTGTAGGTCAAAACCGTTTATATATTTAGTCTCTCCTATTTCTTTAAACGCATCTTCAATATTAGTTGCATTATAATAGTCTTCTGTATCGGAAATATCAATATCTGACGCTTCTAGCTCTACAACTCCTACTTTCCCATTTACTGAAGTGATTTTATCGGTGTTATCTATTTTCGCCCAGCCTGTTTCTGTCTTAATGACCCAATCATTCACTTTCCAGTCTGTAATACCGCCTATATCGGTACTTCCTGCGACTGATACTATCCAAAATTTACCTGTTGCTGTTTCGGTACTTATATCTGGAGTATTTGTATCAGCATTCCAATTTCCCTGCGGAATTAATGAACCTTGAAGTAAATCAATTAAATCTTTTAATTGTTTTACTGTATTCGCAGATGCTGGTTTATTTGTCTCTGTAGATGTTAATACATCAATTATCTCATCAATAGTAACAACATCTGTTAATATTTGATCATTTAAGTCATGTAACACCTGTCCTTTTATACTCCTTTGAGTATTTTGTGTTATGGTTAACGTATTTAACGCTTTTAATTCTGCTTTTGTCATAATTTAGTTTTTTGTTATGATTCAAATGATAAATCAAACGATGTATCAAATGATGAGTCTACTAGGTCAAACGTATCGTTAGTTTTTGATCCTATAATACTCGTATTATCTTTAGTTAGTATGCTTGTTTTTATGATTGGTCCATCTGTTGCAAAGTCTTCTATTTCATTATAGTCTTGTTCAATCATAAAATCTATCAAATCATCTTCAATGCTCCCATTGTGATTTATAATGAAGTCCAATATGTTTTCACTCGAATCTTTTCTTATTTTTTCCTTTCTCATAATACTACTTTAAGTTTGTTGTTTTGATATATGATGTCTTTTACATCAATATTATCGTATTTAAGTCCCGCTATTGCTCGACTCTTAATATAAGGTGTTAATTGACCTTTTAACATAGTATCTATACCTACACCTACGTTCAAATCACTTTTCAAATGTCCTTGTACATATTTCATATTTAAAGCTATTTCTTGTGATAAACTTTGTTTTACAACAAAATCTCCTTTAAAAAACTCCAAATCGGTAGAATTATTGTCTATGTTTTTAATTAAAATATCTTTTGCTCTCATATATAATATAATTTAGAAATGTTTTAGACGCTATTTAAGCTCTATTGATTTTATTCTTAGATAAGTAATTCTCATCTAAATAGACTGTTTGTGTATATCCTTTATTATTGAAAGTTTTTATAACTTTTTCAACTAAAAAATAATTCAAGTCTAAGTTTTTATTTGTTATTTCAACTCCTCGCACATCAACCATATTTAAAGCTAATAATACTGTATCATTAGGGTATAATGTAGGAAAACCAAATGTGGTAAAATTACCTGTATAGTTATCAGTCGGATAGTTATATAAGTTGCTTTCACACAATTGGATACCATCTGCATCGCTAAGATTTACATCGTTTATTACTATCTTATGATAGTCATTATATAATGGTGGTATGTCTGTTGTTTGTACATCGGGTTGGTCATATGTCAACCAGTATGTTTGTTTACTGTTATCAGCCTGTGTGACATTCACAATACTTATTAAATCGTCATTTACATATAGTTTATTCAGGTTATTTTTAATTATAGGATAACTTTTAACTTGGTTACTGCTTTTATAAATACTCTTTCCTACAGATGTATTTACAAAATCGAAATAAGGATAGTCAAATACATATACTCTATTAGCATTTGTCTGTTCTGTTACTGTATTTAACGGATATTTATGCCCTGCATATAATTTTCCTTTCAAATAATAAACATAAAAATTATAATTATCTTTTAACATCTTCAATACTTCTGTTTTCAACATATATCCGTCTGTTCTCAGTTTAGGTAAAGTAAAGTCTATTATGTTGTTTTCGTCCCATGTATTCGATATAGCGGTATCAAACTTCATATCTTTTAACAACTGCTTTAAACTAACACTATCGTATGATAGTTGAATTTTAGGCTGTATTTTAAAATAATACATATTATCTTGCAAATTTAATACAATACTGTCTTGTTTTATTTCAAAGTTTGTAAAGTATCCTGTGAATACTTGTTCTATACGAGAGTTATATCCCAAATATATATCAATTTTATCATTAAAATACAATTTGTTATTGTTATCATCAGTCCTATATTTTAAAAACTTGTCTGTATTTCGAGGTAATAATAATTCTTTTTTAGGTAATTCGATACTTGCGGTGTTAGTCAGTGTATTAACATCTAACTCCACTTTAACAGAGATAATATTCTTTATTTCAATATCCAATTGTTCAACATCTACTACACCTTTAGCGTTGTTATTGTGAGATGCTTTTATCAATACGTTTGTTTCTAATACCATAATTTTTATTTAAAAGATGTTAACGAGATAGAACCATTTTCAATGTATTTTCCAAACATCTCATACTTTTTAACTTTACTCATAGATAGAGTAACATCAATTATATTTGAGTATGTTGGATTCGGACTATCTTTTATATTTTCTATAATTACATCGTAAATGTCGTACTTGTTATTTAATAAATCATTTGTTATTGTTATCTCTTTGTTTATTTTCATTACATTTAAGTAGTTTTCAAAGTCATCTCTTGTTCTTTTCCATGTTTTATCTGTAATAAACGAGAAACTCATTGATATATTGTAGTCCCCGCCCGATGTAACTTGTATTATAGAATTATCTAAACCCGATACTTGTGTCTTAATAACTGTTTTCTTACGTGTTATGTTAATAATAGGAGCCTCTATTGTAATATTGTAATAAGGGTCATATGAAGTTAACTGTGCCCATTTATCTCCTAAAGGTGTTTTTAATTGGTCACTCTTGCCGGAATCAGCAACATACACATCTGGTGAGTATATATGGTCTCCTTCAATACCTTTAATAGCATTAACTGCTATATTGGTTCCTAATTGGGTTACACGTCTTATAATGTTTGTTTCCATTTTTAATTTTTATATGTTAATGTAAGGGTGTAACAGCAGTCAAAACAACAAAAGACCACCGTTACCCGCTTACTAATATCCTCTAGTATCTATTACTGCTTTTCTGAGCATTCTAGTTATAATATCTTGTACTTCCATTTCACTCTCTTTAAGCTCTGTTGTTTCTATTGTTAGCTCATTTACCAATGACTCTATATTGAACGTGTAATTCTTTATTTGCCTGTTTGTTTGAAGTTGTACACTATCTTTTTTAAGTCCGCCTGAAACATCGTTATTGTTTCCAGGAGTAAAACCGCCAAAAAAAGAACCTGTCTTGCCATCTTCTTCGTCTTGGTCTGGTATATCAACATTTATTTCTTGTCCTTGTGGTATTACATTCTGGTTACCTTTATTTCTTTTAAGCAATATCTTATCCATTAACTTGGTCAACCATGTAATAACATTACCTATCCATGATATAATAGGTTGTAATATTTTACTATAAAACCACCCTATAACTTTAAATATCGCTTTGAATACTGGCATTAGTATTGTACCTAATACTTCGGCTAATTTTAATATAAACTTGACTATCTTTCCTATAACAGAAAATAATGTTTTGAGATAACCACCTATTTGACTAAAAAACCCTCCAACTTTATTGAAATTAGCAAATAACTTGCTAAATATCCTTTTAAATGTGATGAAAAAGCTCTTAATAGCATTCCATATGTTCATTAATGGCTCTTTAACTGCATTCCATATATTATTAAATATAGCCTTAGTTTTATCTAAAAATGCTTTAAATTTATCACTCTGTACAAATGAATCTACTTTGATAACAATATCTTTTAACCATGTTGATAGTTTATTAACCGCTGGTAATAATAATGCCCCGAATGTTTCACCCAAATCACCAATAGTCATTCCTAATTGTTTCATTGGACCTAAACCTGCCTTAGCTGCTGCTTCCGCACTACCACCAAATTCTACTTGTAATTCTTTGTTAATTATTGCTTGTGCTGATGCCAAGTCGCCTGCTTCTTGATAATATTTTATTTGTTCTTTCTGTGCGTCTGTAAATTCAACACCCATTCTAGTCAAAGCACTTACCCCTTTAATAGGATTGTTTAACGCTTTACCCATCATTACAGATATACCTTTAAGGTCATTACCTGTTTTGGCTGCCATATCAACTGCATTTTGTTGTGCATTTTTAAACGCATTACCTGATATATTTGTAAACGTTTGAAATTGAGCTGTCACATTCTTTAAAATGTCTTCATCGCCGAATAAACTTTTTTTCTGTAAATCACCAGCCATTTGTTTATATTGACCCATGCTGAAACCTGCCGCATTACCTGTACTCTTCATACCTGCTTGTACTTGTGCTTCGGCTTGTTGTTGAACATTGGCTCCTTTTAATGTTCCGCCTACCATTCTACCAACACCAGCTACTGCACCACCAATCATACCTATCTTACCTAACGTGCCCATTGCTGACATCATTCCGCCACCATACGATGTTCTTCCTGATGTTTTTTGTAATTTGATACTTTCACGTATTTCACGATTCTTCTGCCGCATTAACTTTATTTGCTGGTTAAGGGCGGTTTTTTCTTTCTTATTAGCTGTCAATGTTGCTCGTTGAATTGCTATAATTGAACGTCTATTCTTGGCATATAACGCATTTAACTCTTTTACACTTCCCGATACCTTTTGAAAGCTATATCCTACCTTTTTAGCAACAATACTCGCTTCTTTTCCTTCTCTATTGAAACGGTCAAAAGGATTGAGTTTATTTATTTTGTTTTGTATTTTGAGCAACTTACTTGTGACTAGATCGTTTACGCTCAAATCAAATGAATAATTCATTATTTTGTTTTTTAAATGTTTTATTTAATACACTTTCTCACAACACCCTCATTATTAAGAATATATGAGAAAAGTGTATTGGGTATATATAGATAGAAAAGTGTATTGGTTACTTCTTATTATCACTTCCGTTTATTTTAGGTAAAATCCATTCAAGCTCTGTTACTCTCATTGCCCAATCATCTTCATTTAATGTATCAGGCTCTATATTAAAGTAATATCTTAACATTGCATTCTGTTTTCTTACAAACCCATCATCATTGTCAGATAACCTGTATTTATCTAATTTTTTTTTATACTGTAATGTTTAACCTGTATTAACTTCTCAACGACTTTAATAACAGACATAAATAACTTATTGTTAGTTTTAATATCTTCGTCGCCGGAAATCCAACATACGTCCAACATATATTCAGTTGCACCAAATATATCACCTCTATTATACATGTCGACTATTTTAGTCAAATCACCTATTTCTAAACTTTTTAATACGCAGTGTTTTCTATTCTTTATCAAACGGTCATTCTTTATTTCAACATGAAATTGTTTATCCTTTTCGTCAATACTTAAATCGTAAGGTTCTATTAAATTTAATACAGGTTCCATTGCTGATAAAAAGATAGTACTGTCTTCAAATACATCTCTATCGCCGCCTAAGAAAACATCTTTTAATATAATTTCATAGGCTCTCATAGGCTTATCTTCTAATAATTTACCTATTTTCTTAAGTGTTATACGTTCAATATCTGATATATAAAATTCAATATCTTCTATATTGATTGTATAATAAGTAATATTTTTTTCTGCGAAGCTCTTTTTAAGGCTTTCGTATTTATTTTCTTTTGTCATATTGTTGTTTTTTATTGTTGTTTAAATTATTGTATCTATAACGCCTAGTTTTTGAAACTCAGGGCTATAAATATCAATTAAATTATTATTGTAACGAAATTTATTAAACGTTATTCTGTCTGTAGGTATTTTTAACACATGTGAAGCTACCATATTTATTGTAACGTATGTATTAGTTGCATTTTGTTTAATGTCTATGTTATTATCTATTACTTTACAATTGTAAATAATATATGTAAAAGGTATATTATCATCATTATCAATAAATGAAATCGTTACAGGGAAAGGTGGTAAATTAAAAAGACTCTCTTCGTTAGCCGCTGTTAATAGTATTCTAAACTCTTCTACATCTACAGTTAATTGTACCGTTGTACTTATCTTGCCATATCCGTATCCAATTGGAAATACATTATCTCCATATATTGGTTTAACATCTTGTTTTTCTGTAAATTTAACAGATGTTATACCGAAGAATAAAGATGTTCCTATTGAAACATTAACAGATGCCCAATCATACGATTTACCATTTATTAACAGTGTTTTCTTTTCTATTTTATTCATACTCTTTGTTTTTATGTTTACGCTTCCTAAATGGTTTATTCCGTTTTGACTTATGTCCCCCTGTTTTAAACGATATAGGTAAGTGTTTTAGTCGTAACTTCTGTTTTATAATTTCTTCCTTAGTTATCTTCATAATATATGATTTAAAATAAGTGTCTGTATTAAAACAAACACTTATTGAAATTCTTATACATTAAAGTCAATGAACGAAGGATTTAACTCTGTATCAACTTTACTTTCCGGGTCATTTTGTGATAGACTTCTACCATTCTTAGTCAAGTGGCAGTTTCTAATTATATCAGTTCTAGTATTTCCGTCAGCTGTTTCATACAATACAATAACATCAAACATAGGAAGATCTTGTATAACACCTTCTGGGGCGATGTCTTCTAATTTGTGAAACTCTGCGGCACTTAAAGTAAGTGATGCTGTTGCTGATATGTTTTGTCGTCCCCACGATACAGGTATTCTACCTTTGCCGAAGTTGTTTGTAACAGGCATATCGTTTTCATAGTCTATTTTAGACACACCGAAAATTACTTGGTCTGTTAGTCCAGGTAAATTGAAACTTAATGTAACAGATGCCCAATCAAATGCAGCACCGTTAATTAGTATTTTGCTTTTATCTATAGCCATAATTTTATTTTATTTATTTTTATTAAGAATGTAATAAAGTAATATCTTTGTTAGCACTAGACTCTATTGTTAAATAGTTCTCTACTGCAAAGTCGTAAACTTTATGAGTTAATACTACATCATCTTGTTCAATAGTTACTACTGCTTTAGCAATACCTGTATCCCAAAGTTTTGTTTCATCACGTGATGTTATAATAGTAATTATATTATCGTTAACTGTTAATTCACCAAAGTCCACACCCATATCTATTAAAGAATATTGTGCGAATTTACTACCTTTGTTCTCTAACGTTACAATAACATTTGTAGTTGCAGATGTACCCAATGGCATTGCGACACCGTTTTCATCTAATACTGTTAATTGTAATGCTATTGTTTCTCCTTGTCTTATTGTGTATAGTGACATATTTTCTTTTTTTAAAGTGGTTTATTATAGCGTAGTGTGTAATTATATACACACTTTGCTATTTATTCAAAAATTAGCGACTTAAAGAGACGCTGTAAATCCAATTGTTATTGAAATTTCTCTAGCTGTTCCGTAAGGCACCAACTTAATTTCAACTTCTACTTTAGAAGTTACTAATACATTTTGACTTGGGTCAATGTAAACACTATACCCTGAAATTTCAGCATTAGATGTCATTAAGTTTAGAACATTTCCTATTACATTAGACCATGTGATAATTGTTAATTTATCCAATTTTCCTGTCTTTGCGTCAATCTTAATAGGCGAGTTCAAATAAGGTAACATTGATGTTCTTACTTCTCTAACAGCTTTATCTCCAACTCTTACTTCGTTCATATAAGCATAGTCAGATGTAATTACATCGTTAGTGTGGTTATCATTAAAGTAAGTTCCTGTAATTCCTACATGTTTAACTCCAAAGATATATCCGTAGTTATTCAATTGATTTAAAGTACTCAATATTGTATTTTTAACTAATATCCCATTACCAAATGCTGGTTCATCTAATTCGCCGTCTCCGGAGATATTAAATTTTTCAACCCATGCTATACTTTCGTTTACATTTGCGTAAGATACTGCACCAGTAGTTGCACCAATCGCTGGAATAGAATATCCTGCTGTTGTAGCTAATGTGGCACCGTAGTTATTACCATCTTGTAAAATTACAGTAGAAACATTTTTACTAGGAGTTGATAGTGTTCTAAGGTTTGTTAATGATGTTAAATCAATTGATGATGAATCTGCACCATAAATAAAAGATACAGGTGTATGCAATGTTGATAATGTTGTAGCAATTCCTTGTACTTTTTCTATTTCTGTATTTGTTAAAGTTGTTTCTCCTGCAACTACACCGATTTGACGAATTTCTCCGTTTGCGTAAGTTTGCATATCAGATAACTCGCTGTAAGTCAATGGAACTGGTGTACCTTCTAAATTAGTATTGTAGAATAAACCTACATACAATTTAGTATCTCCTGCGATTCTGAAAAACTCTTTTACTTGATACCATACTTCTGATGTTAAAGCATTATTAAAATCAATACCTGTTGCAATCTCAAACTCATCTAACGATGTGTAACTTTTGATACGGTTATCGGCGTCAATGTCCGTAATACCTGCTGCATCAAAATCTGATTGTGCTTTTAAATCAGTATATATAGCCAATCCAGAAATAGCATCATAATTACTAACATCTCTAGCTAGCCCACCGTTACCCAGTGTTATATTTATATCGTTCATATTTTCTGTTTTTGTTTTTGTTTATTTAAAAAATGGTGTGGCATAATAACTAAACCACACCATTTTTAATGTTAAATTCTTCTTTAAACTGTGTTATGCTTACGCACCTTCGATGATGTTTACAACACCAACATCAGTAGTTTTAACGCTTTTAACAGCACCAGAACGTACTAAACTTGAAATAACTGAACCATAATATTCAGGTTTTTCGTTGTCTGCAAATACTTTTACATTACCCATTGCGATTCTCACGAAATCAGGGTGCCAGATAAGTAAACCTAATTTGTCAGTTGCAGCTGCTGTTGCACCTACTGCTTTTTTAGCACCACTACCATCATAAATAACAGATGGAGTTCTTACAAAAACATCAGCACCTAAAATAGTACCAATAGAACCTGTAGTTAAAATACCTGTCATTAATGTTTGACTTGATGTGAATTGTGTCATGTTCATTAAGTCTTGATACATATAACCATCAATTAACATTTTACGTCCTTCCATAGGTACGTTTTGAATATTTAATATACCCATTGCTTTTACAATGTCTTCATACACTAATGTTTTACGTGTACCTGTTTGTGTAGATAAATAAGCTGCTCTGTTTGACCCTGTTGTTTCAACAACGTTAACGTCAGTAGACCATTCATAAGCTGTGTGTGTACCAATTGCTTTATAAATAGATTTTCCCATTTGTGAAGTTACACTTGCTAATTTGTCATAAGATGCTTCTGTTTCTTCAATGTTTGTTATAACGATTGGGTCGGCAGAGTATTCATTAACAATGTATGTTAAATCAACATCATTTCTTTGACCAATTGTAGCTGGTAAAGTAGTTCTATTTTTTTCAGCTTCGTTTAAAGCACCTGCTTGAGGTACGTGTACTGAATGACCTTCAATAAACGCAGAATCATTAATTGCGTTTTTATAGAAAGCGTTATCTGGGAACAAAAGCTCTTGAACTTTATTGATCCACAATTCTTTTTGTATTGCCATAATAATTTTTAATTTAAGTTTTTAGTTTTAATTTAAAATCAATTCTTAGGTAAAGTTGATAAAACTCTATCGTCCTTATATATAATAGTATTTAGGATATTATTTTATACTAAATAAGACTTATTTGTTTAAGTACTCTTTTATTAACTCGTCGTAAGCATGTAAATCGTTTCTCTTCAACTCAATTAAGAATGAAGGGTCATTTTTTTGATACCACTCAAAATTATGAACAGTATTCTTTTTATTATCATCTTCGATAACCGATGTTAGCTTATTCTCATTGCTTAAAGTCACTTTTGAGTTCTCTATAATTTCTTTAACTTCGTCAAACATTCCTTTATTAGCTATAATAGAATACTTTTCGTATTGAACTTTGTTAATTTTATTGTCTTCTAATGCTTTGTCTAAGTATACAGTAATAGTATTGTGTTTTAATTCACTTCTTAATTCTTCAACTTCTTTATTCAATTTTAACAGTTGTTTATCTTTATTTTCACTACGTTCTGATAACTCTAATATAACTTTAGAATACTTGTTCTCATTAGGTTTAATTTCAATACTGAATGTTTTAATAAGTCTATCTGCTAAAGATTTCATATCTTCTGACAAGTCTATCTCTTGACCTTCATCAATTTTAGCGATATTAGCATCTTCCACTGCGATAGAATCAACATCTACATTATCATCAATATCAATGCCGTTCTTAACTTCATCTTTAACTTTAGCTTTAGTAGCTTTTTTAGCTTTCTTTACTTTAGTTTTAGGTGCATCGTTCTTTGGTTCTTCTGTTTTTACTTCATCTTCTTTTACTTCATCTTCTTTTTTATCTTCTATTTTAACAGCATCACCATTAACTTTATCAGCAATTTGTTTTTTAATGTTGTTGTGGTTAACTGACGCAAGTAACTTGTCTTTAATGTTATTCATGTCTTTTTCACCACTAAAGTCTAATGTAAATGTTACAGGAATTGATACATCATCGGATAATTCAATTCTAGCTTCACTATTAGCCGGTAAAGGTGTTATACTTGCTTCTAACAAAGTACTCTCTGTAATTATAATATCTTCTGTATCATCAGGGATATGTACTTTATCAATAGATAAGCCTATAGAAATGCCATCTATAAATCCTTTTTTTACTTTGTCGTAAATAACCTGTGTATCTTCATCTGTATCCCATACAGGTTCACCAAATAACACATCTCCTTCCTTAGTTATATTAACCCAGTTACCTAATACTTTACTGCTATTATGTCCTAATAACATTGGTATATTCTTATTAGGTATTTTGATACCATTTGTTTTTACTTGAATACCATAAGCGTTGAACGCTTCTGTTGAAAGTTTATATTTCATAATTGTTTAATTTTAATTTATTTTAACTGTTATTTTTGTTTCTAAATCAATAGGTTCTTCCAATGTTGTGTATTTTTTCAATGCACTAAAGTCCGAAACCATTGCTTTAAATGTAGTCTTAGTTATTTTATTAAGACCATCTATATCTACATAAGTCACTCCATCTCTATGCAACGAATGTATAAAATATTTATCTGTATCTTTATTAAATGTTGGTAATAGTTTACCATTTGTACCTTCTAATATATCAAATATCTTATCTGCAATGTCTAAACTTGCTAAAAAATCATCTGTCATTCCTTCTAAACTCGATAAATTATTAGGCACCTGTGTTATACTGTGTATAATTATATCAATATTATGACGTTGTGCTTTTTCTGCAAATTGTTCTATACTATTACTAGGTTTTATCTCTAATAAGATTGAAGGGTATACTAATACCGCCTTATCGTAAATATAAGGAGAATATATCCCAAACGACTTTATATTTAATTTCTCGTTCACATCTCTATCAACATCACTGTCAATTATAAAGTATTTGATAAAATTATAAATGTATCTTAACATAATTTGTTATTTTAAAAGTTTTGATAATATTGAACCCATTCGTTTTTGAATAATATTATCTATTTTTCGTTTTAGTTTAATTTCGCTGTCTTTTTCCAAACCTATAAACTTTCGCTGTTTTATAGTATCAGTACCTTCATTATGATATTTCGCATATTCTACAGCTGTTACATTAACTCCTTTCTTAGAACTACTAAATTTAATACTATTTTTCATTTTTCCGCTCTTTATTAACGAATTAGGACTTTTTTTCCATTTCTTCTTACCCCAACTCTTAGTTGAAAATGCTTCGCTTGTATCTTGTTCCATCTCTTTTTTAATTGTGGTAGATATTTCAGCCATTAGATTGTTTAACAAATTCATTTTTACTTTTTAAGTTTTGTATTAATTATTACACCCTTTCTGTTGGGTTTATTATTAACAGACTCTTTCATACATTTATCAGAACAAAACGTCTTATATAATATGCCGTTACTTCTTTGGCGTGTATACTCTTCCAATGTTACTTTAAATACTTTTCCGCAATTATCACATAATATTCTTACTTTTCTTACCATTTTTAATTTATTATTTGTTTTAAATTAGTATTAGTGTTTAAAGCCGAATGAAGGACTCGAACCATCATACTCTGTGTACAAAACAGAAATAATAACCATTATATTAATTCGGCAGTTTTATTGTTAATTACACTTTACAATATTCTATGCAATACACTTATCTCTTATTAAAAACATCAATACACTTTTCTTTTATTAACTTAATAGTCAACACTTTAGCCGGAAAAGTGTATTATTTATTTTTCAAACTCGACCCTATATGTATTTTTTAAATAATTTTGGTCTAATGTTTTCATCTTATTTAATTCTTTATCTACTGTAATTCTGTCGGTCAATGATAAATTCTCAAAGTTATCAAATTTGAATTTCAAACCTTTAGGTATCAATTTTAAATTAACCATCTTTGGAAACAGTCTATCTTCTATTACAAATGTCATCTTGCGTAAATCACTCTTTATTTTCGAGTTAAATTGATTGTCATGTACTTTACTTTGAGCATATCCACTTCCCGCAGACGAGTCTGTTATATCAGTGCCACCTAATATTCTTTTACTTATCTCTTTATTAATAAGTTCAATGTATTTTTCATACACATTATAAGCATCTGTGTGAGAACTCTCTATAAACTCTATTGTTTGTTCTTCATCTATCACTGCCCATGCACTCTTTGATAGTCCTTTAAGGAACGTAGCCAATCTCTGTCTATCTGTCTCAATATTAGAACTTGTTTTCCCTATTCTTATCGGCATACCAAATATTTCTGTATATTCTGCCCATGCACCCATCGCACTCTTTTTCCACAATACTAACGGAATTAAGTCGGAAAGTACTCCTAAATTAGTTACATCTTCTACAACTTCAATTAACCATTTTGCGTAAGTCTTATTAGCGTAGTTAATACCATTGTTTCTATCATATACATTTGGATATAATAGTGTTTTTTCAACATCTACATTTGAAAATGGAACTTGTGTAACGTCATAAATATTATTATCTAATACTCCGTCAATCTGTATAAGAGAAAACCCCCAATATAACTCGTCTAAACTCATATTTATAAACGAGTAAAACCATTTAGCGTCAAACATCTCTTTATTAGAATAAGGAGTGCCATCTGAATTAAAAACATTAAAGCTGGTTCCTAAAACTCTATCTTTACGTAATTCTATGATACCTGCTAAATGGTTATCTCTCAAGGCTTCTTTATATAATTTATACAATTGTACTCTATTGCCGTTAATAGCTTGTCTTAAAGCTGTCTTATATGTTTGTATACTACCTGTTACAGTATACTCATATTTATCTAATATTTTGCTAGTCAATTTTTTTCCTTTGACTGTAGGTTTTAATATTTTCTCAAATAATGACATATATCTGTTATTAAATTTGTGTATTGTTAATTTTATCTAAGCCTCCGAATAATATCTGCGAGCTTCCTGAATCGTATTTGTTATTTTTAACAGGATAATTCGGGGTTATCTTACCTTTCGCTACATTTTCAAGATATTCTATCGCCTTAGCGTATTTACTTGTTTTAATTTCCGGTATATTATCAGAAGTAGTTCTGGCATATAATTGGAATAACATTATGTCTATAACTAGACTTATCAGATAAGGGTTTCTTTTATCGTTTCGTTTTGCAAACATTACATCAGTATTGTATTTACCCGATATATATCCGTCTATCTCTGAAATAGCATATTTCTCAATGTTATCTAATATATTGTTGTTTTTAGATGTCAAGGCGTCTAAAACGCCTTCTTCTATGTATGTTAATAATTCTTCTCTTTTAATAAAGACCATATGATTTATTTTTAAAAGTTTTTATTTATTTTTTCTCAATGTTAAAGTAAAACGGCAATGACGGTAACACTGCCGTTTTCATGAAAAAACACCCAAACTACCCAAACATCAAGATATGTAACTACACTATATACGTATAGTTACGTGCTTCTCTATATATAATAGTATTCTCAAATAAATCTATCATCATATAAGAATATAAATAAAAAAGTGTATCGTTATCAATACACTTTTCTCTTATTATAAACCCAATACAGTTATCTCTTATTATTTGATACGTATTTGCGGCGTTCTTCTAATATCGCTTTGGTTTCTTTATCTGTATTAGGTATATCTGTATTGTAAAATATCTTAAAAGTCTCATCATCATTTAACTGAATTATTAACTTGTTATTTAACGGACAACTTTTTAACATACAATATATATTTGCTTGTATACTATACTTAACTAACGGAGAGTTCTGTAAATTAATAGGCGAATACAGTTTATTATAAGTTTTATACATATCCTTAGTTGTTTTCCAATCGCCGATATATAACTGTTTAGTTTTTTTATGTTCTAATATTAAATCTATTGTACCAGCTAATAATAACTCTGTATCAAATACTTGTTCTTCTTGACCTATAATAATAAACTCTTTTTCTAACTCTTTTATAGCTGCAATAACAGCTTTCTCTGAACCATTAGACGGCGTAATACTTCTATCTAACATATATAATTCTGAGAAAAGATGTGTGGCTGTACCTAAAGTACTGCGATATTCTCCATTTAACTTCCAATATTTACGAAGTAATATAGGGTCAGTTATACCTGTATTATCTCGCTTATTCTTTTTAGCTTTGGCGTTTGATGCAAATATCGCATTAAATGGTTGTGTATATTGACTTATTAGTTTAGTTACACTTGTTAATTCATGTCCGTCCACTGTATATCTGTGGGTTTTTGAATTAAACTGTAATAAGCCTTTTTTTACTAAATCTGGGTCTATAAACATATCTTGTTGTTTTATTTTGTTTTAATAAATAGTTAAATCTCGTTTGATTTTACTTTCCATTATTTTTTCTAACTGTTTGTTGTCAGAATAATTGAATTTTCCACGTCTCTTATACTCGGCAATGATATATTGTTTAAATAACTGAGTTATAATAGCTGTAAGTTTATATTTTTCAAAATCGAAATTATCTATTTTCTCCCATATATCACTACATACATCGTTTGTGACATTATCCCTATCATATAGTGTTATATTATCAGTCACGCCCGATATTGTTTTTTTCGTTAAATATTCACGCATTAAAACATAAAGTTTGTTATAATACTCTATGTTTTTTGTTTTTTGATATTTAATTGCTAAATTCTGCAATTTGTTTGTTGTTGTTTGTGTGTCTACCATGTTGTTTTATTTTAAAATTGTTTTTAAGTAAGTATTTATTGATTTGTAAAAATCTTTTTTATGCTTTTTATATCTCAATGAATATTGATGTTTCTCTTTGACTAATTCTAGCATTCTTTTATTCTTTTCTTTTTTAATGTAGTTATAAAAAACTATATTGACTAACTCTTTAAAGGAGTAATAACTATTATGTACTACATTATAATACTGTACAAATTCCATGCCAGACTGTATATATGTGGCTAAATATAAATAAGCTGTCGTTTTGTCAGCTGGACTTTGTACTAAATTTACTACATTGTCTAATTCTGCCGGAATGTCACCTATTTTATCTTTAATAAGTTCTAATTCGGAGTATACTTTATCATAAGTATTTATGTCAGGTTTTGTACTACCTGTCATTAAAGCTATACCTATTAATGTTTTTAAGTTTCTTCTTTCGATATAACTTCTTTTGTTCTTACTGGCGATATCGCTTGGTTTAACTATACCTTCAACGAATATCTTTGTTTTTTTGTCTGTCATCTTGATTGTTTTTATTTATTTATTAAATATGCTACAAATATACAAAAAATAATTGACAATACCAAATATTTTGTATATTTATAGTTATTTATTTAAGTAGTTTTGCAATATCTAATTTCAACGATAGAATATCAGTTCTAGATATAGGGTCTAACATTACAGTAATAGGTGGACTGGTAACAGTGCCAATATATACTGCATCAACGAACTTATCTACTATATTATCCATTATATCTTTAATAGACCCGAAATTGTTTCTTATTTCGATTGGCGTGTTATTATAAGATGTTACTGATATACCGTCATTATCACTCAATATTATTTCATTCATAACTTTTCCATTCTTTGTCACTTGAAAACGAATACGGGCAACATCGCTAATTATAATATCTTTATCAATAATTGAAAAATAACCACCTTTATTTGTTTCTACCTTAAATTGGTCGCTTTCAATTTCATATACACTCTGGTCATTTTCAACTTTCATTTCAACAACATTAGTCTTACCATTATTACTTACAGTTTGTCTAACATACGCTATATCTGATAGTTGCACAACATAAGCATCGTATTTATTTGTAAATATAATTATACCCACAGTATCAACTTGTGGTATTTTTAAGTGTTGTTCACTCACATTAAGCCTTATCCCTTTTATTACCGCACCGCCGTCCATAGGTAGTCCATCTACAACTGTAACTTGCGTATTAGTATTAGGGACTGTTATCTTATAGTCAGTCCTATTAGTGTTCTCATGTTCAATAAAAGTAACGATTTTTGAATATACTTCGCCGTTATCTTTTAGTAATTGTTTTAGTAATTTATCCATTTTAATTGGTTTTAAGTATTTGTTTTATTTGAATTTTATTATTATTGTAATATAGTAATATTACTTTTCCGTCTTCTACAGAACCTGTTGACGAAGGAGTTATTTTTAAATTAAGGCGTTGTAGTTTCTCGCACATATCTATAAATAAATTACCTAAATTTTGATTGTTGTTAGATGTAGATAATACATTTCTGTTCAAATCGGCGAGTATTGCTTTATAACTCTCTTGTAATGCTAATAATATTTGAATTATATCATTTATTGATGTGATAGTTTCTGATAAATTAACACTTTCGTCATTCCATGTCTGTGTATACCTGTATAATAAATCTACATTGATTTTATATATTACATTATAAAATTGGGTATATATATCTGTTTTAGTTACACTTGTAGGTTTATTGTGAGTAATATTTATTATAGCTTGACCTAAGGCACTGGTAAGAGTTGTATATATTGTATTTAATGCACCCATATTTGTAAAGAAATAACCTTTAGTTATAGCATCTGTGAATTGTTTACCATACTTTTTCATTTTAACATTGTTACTAAATATATTCATATTGAGTGTTTTTGAAATTAATTTGTTGTATACAGCGTTTGAATATCGTGTACTACCAACATAATTCTTAATAAAGACCTTATAATTCTTTGTACCATACCAATTTTGATAATTAAGAATACTCTCTGGTAGGCTGAACTGCTTTGTATATTCATCTAACAAAGTGGTTGTTATTTTTACATTACTTTTATCTTTATTTACACCATACCAATAGATATAGTCAAATATAAGAGCATTATAACTTCTACTTGCATTAAATCCAATTTGCATTATATCAAATATACTTAACTGTGCCACTGTATTTATATTATTATTTATCATTTGTAATAAGGTATCCTTTTCATCAACAACATTCAATTCTTTGAAACCTATATCAACTGTTTTTGTTTTAGCATTTATTGAGATAATATTCGACATATAAATTCTAATGAGCTTATCTTTCATCTCATTCTCTATAAACATGTCTATATTAGATACATTAAACTTGATTTCTGTATTGTCTATTTCTCCACCTAACTCTACTATCTTATTTAAACGTATAATGTCACTATTTACCGAGTATACAGTACCATTCATTTTAAGTTTAGTATCATCGGAACCTAATGTATATCGCTCACTCTCTCCTGTTATAATTACATACCAGTTATTAGTATCTATTTGTGTTATAATAACAAATGTGTTTATTTTAGGTCGTTGTATATTAACTGCACTACCATATATTGCTACAAGTGGTGCAATTCTAACATTCCGTACAAAGTTATCAAGATTGATTTTTCTTATAGAGAAGTCATTTTTTACTATCTCTACATCAATTGTTTGGGCTTGTGTTGCTGTTTGTCTAACTATCGCTAGATGAGTACGTTGCGTAACTCCTGTTATTTCTTTTAATTCTTTAACCATATTTTTTATTTTAAAAAATGTTTAATTGTCTCACACCGGTTAATATTTCACCAGACCGTCTAATAAGTTTATTTATTGTATTTATAGCACTTTCTAGTGCATCTATGCCGTCATCATTCTTTGCTGATGGAAATGTAACATATTCATAATAAAACTGTTTAAAATCAGGTTTATCTTTAATATTCTCGGCAAATGATATAAGCCCTTGTTCAAAGAATATAGCCATATTTTCGATACGAGCTATTTTATTATCTTTCTTAGACTTATCCCACACAATAGGTAAAGGTATCCCACGCTTCTTATATACGTCGTTATACGTGTCTTTATGTAGGTCTTGTGCAAAGTTTGCTTCAATATAGATTCTATGGTTCTTATAGTCCATATCATATAAATAATTAAATACAACTGTCATTGTAGTCTTTCTTTCAAACATATCAATCACATAATATTTACCATTTGAATATCCGACTGTTACAATAGCTTTAAAATCAGCATCTTTCTTAAACGATGGGTCTACATAACTAACAACATAGTCGAAATTATGACCGCCTTTCCTATAAAACTCTAACCATTCTGTTTTAAATACTGAACCTTCAATGATAGGGTTATTCATATACTCTCGTTCAAACCTTATACTACCAATCTTGCTCTTTATATTAAGTAAATCGTTAGGTGAGAACCTTTCTTTCCACGACACTTCTCCGTTATTATCAAATGCATTGACTTTTAGTACTTCCACTCCATCTATTTCTTCCATAAGACGAGTTAAAACCATATCTATACTAAATCTATTACCTAATACTACAAATCTATACTTCTTTATACTCATTGCAGGGAATACACTTTGCAACACCCAATTGGTTTGCTTATTTATTGTATTCTTATTTAACACATCTTTATCAGTGTCTATGTCATCTAATATAACCAAATCCGGACGATAATGTTTATATTTAAGTCCACGTGTACTCTGTCCTTTACCTACACAATAGAATGCTGTTTCATATCTTTCAACAATAAAGTTTCCTTTAGACCAATTTCCCAGCTTTACAAACTCGCCAAAGTCATTTATTAACTTTATATTAGTTTCTAATTCTGCCTGTATGTTTATAATTTGTTTAACTGCGAGGTCTTTTGATGCCGCAACTAAAAGAACAAAATGAGTTTCTCCTTTTAACATTAGATAGATAGGTAAAAATAAGGAAAATATAGTCGTTTTTGCGTGGTTTCTTGCTATTTGTACTACAGCTTCATACGTAGTATTGTTGCTTATTTTACGAACTAAATCTTTATGGAATTGAGCTAACGGTATTTGTTTACCGAACTCATCTTTAGTGTGATGTGAAAAGTATTTCTCAACAAAATCTTTAAAGTCCAGGTTTGTATATATCCGCTCTTGACTTATCATAGTTATTAACGCCTTATACAAGCTATCTCTCTCTTTACTGTAATAGTTTTCTGTTTTATTCGACATTATCAAACTTGGTTTTAATAAACTCTAATAAATTGAGTTTTTGTTTTTTATCTAAATATTTAAGCTGTGTTATATCACTAGATATTTCTGTGTATAGTTTGTTTAAAACCTCTTTGATTGGTAAAGAAAAACTAGCGTCCAAATTCTCAAGTACATATTTTACAGCGGACAGTTGGTCATCTTCAACTGCCGCCTTTAATTTCTTACGACTTGTATGTACTATATCGTTTATCCATTTGTTATCCATAACTACGTTATTTTATTTTCGTTAAAGTCTATTACATCTGCGTATTTTTCAGCTGTATCACAAGGTATTAAAAAGCCTTTAGATGTTCCTGTCTCTATATCCATTTTATTACTATATTTAGTGTTTAATAACCGTCTCAATATCTTTTTAGAGAACATATACACTTTATTTTCGTCACCTATAATATAATATAACGCATTATCCTTAGCCATTATACCACTAGGTACCCATGTTGTACTATATATATCACGTTTCTCTGCGGTTTCAATAAAAAGGTTTCCTGTACCTTTCATATTCATATCTAGCTTTATTTCATGTCTTGAAAAACTCTCCCCTTTATTGTATTGATACTTTTGCGACGAATACGCCATAATTATAATACCGACTCTCGCTAAGTTTGCGACTACATAGTCTTGAAATTGCAAACCTTGTTCTAATTTATCTCTGTAATTTTCTGTAATTTTACTCATGATTTGTTGTTTTTATTGTTTATTAAAATGGTAATATATGTGATAAGGATAAAGACTGTTTAGTTCTTAATAAATTGTTTTTATCTATATCTATACTTATGTTATTTTTATAAGCATTATTTGATAGTATGTTATATGTTCTTGTCTTATCTGCTGATTTATATCTAGTCTTTACTTCAAATATGTCTTTAAATATCTGTGTACTCTTTGTTTTATTTACATTTAATTTATAAGGTGTTTCTTTTCGCACAAATAAGTTAACAATACTGTTTATCTCATTTGCTGTATATGTCTTATTAACATCAAAATATTCTCTTATCTTTAAATAAGAAAAACTCATTATAATTCTTTTGTGTGTTTGATTGAATTTACGGTTATTATCGCCGATTTCTTTCAATATTTCAGCGGCATCTTCAACATTTACATCTATTTTATCCTGTATAGCTGTTATTTTATTTGCAATACGTTGTGATTCGTATATATCGACACTTTCATGGTCGTCAAGTTCTCTTTTCCCTGTAATAACATCTATTGTTTTTTCAAATTTAATTTGTCTTTTATCTTTTAATTGTTTTGCCACATTATTTATTTCAGTTTTACTTGCTCTATCCATCTCTTCTCCATCTATAATAATGTTGTTCATTTTAAAGTTATAACCTAATAGTTTTTGGACCAATAATGCAGGGTTATTCCAATAGAACTGAGTGTTTCTTGTATACACTTCATAGTTTATACCTATAATATTCAATGATAGTTTACCTTGTTTATTATAAACCAAGTTACCATATTTTTCAGAGTATTGTTCAATTGTACTTTTAATAAGAGTTCCTGAAAACTTATTATACACTTTCTCTTCTTCCATACTCATTGAATCGTCAACTAACCAATTTGATGACACATTGTTCATTAAATTAACACTGTCTATAATACGTTGCCCTTCTCGTTTTAACAACTCTCTGTACTTTTTAACTGAAAAACTATTATAGTCTAACGAAAATAACGCTGATTTGTTATTAATATAAATAAATGTAGTCTCTACTGCTTTGTTTTCAGGTCTTTCGCTCATTTGATATATAAGCTCTGGACTTATTTTACTTAACAAATGTAACGCTTTAAAATCTTCATAGAATCTAAACCCTTCACCTAATATACTTGTTGTTAATACAATATCCACACCTTTCTCTGTTTTACCATTCAATATCAACTCTGTATAGTCTTCAACTGTATCAGATGTTACTAATTGGGTTTTAAGACCTTTATTGTTAAGAACAATTTGTATCTTTTCTAACTCTTTCTTATTGTTTAAATATACTATTTGTTTACCATCTACATTTTCTATTTGTTTCAACACTGTACTCATCTTATCTTTATAGAATATCATATTAAGCTCTTTACTTCTTCGTACTTTCTTTTGTACAGTCATTTTATATACACTGTTCATTAACACATCTGTTTCGATTGGAGATGCTGTTAGATAAACGTAATGTTTTGCAGTTACTTCTTTTATAAGTCTCATTGCTTTTTGTCTAAACGTATGGTCAGATGATACAGATAAGTTGTGTGCTTCATCTACTACAACAATAGCTTCTTTTAACCATTGTTCTCCGTTTGATTTTTTGAACTTCGATAGACCGTCGTAAGTAGATATAATTAACTCTTTAGAAAAATCAGGTTGGGAACCACTTAATACCGCCGATACTTCAATCTTTTCTTTGCGTAATTTACCAACTAATTGTTTGACTAAATTACGAGTTGGTACCAATATAAGAGTTCTCTCTGTTATATGAGTAAAAAAGAATGTTTTACCAATGTTTGTATCTGCTTCAATTAAAAGACGTTTGTTACTTTTCATTTTATCAGCAATAACAGTTTTTAGCTCTGTTAAATACTCATCTACTTTATAAATATCTTTATCGTTTTTAGTGCTTATGACACTTTTCAAAATAGTCTTTTTATTCGATGTACTTCTTTTAAAGAAATAAGGATTTATATCAACAACTGCGGTTTTTAAATCTCTGGCAACTTTACCTTTATGTTCTTTTGTTTCATAAGGTTCTAAGGTCAAAATAATATCATTATCGCTCATTCCTGCCCCTTTTAATTGCATTAGAGCGGCATATAACCAATCATGAGTAGTTCCTGTCCCTTTACCTGTATAACTGCTTAAAACACGATTTAAAGTGCGTTGTTGTTTAGACTTATCAAACTCTCCGCCATCAGTATTTATAATTAAACTTTTTCTATTTTTAAGCTCATTGTCTCTATCTGATGATGATATTTCATTTATTAGAGTAGCTTTCTTTAACACATCTTCTAACGAATATACATCACCGTTATTATATTTTAATTTAGGGTCTCTTTTATTATCGTAAAATACAGGTGCGTACATTAATGTATTGCGTTTGAATGAGTTTTTATCAGCGTAAGGGAAAAGAGAAGATAATTCATTTTTCATTATCTTTAATTCTTCACTAGTATAAGACCTATCTAGTGCTATGATAATTCTGAAACGGTCTCCGTCTTTAAGACCATTAGAATAAGAAAAATAACTTATATATTCATATTCGGCGAATATTTTTTCTACTTCATTTCGGTTTATCTCGCCGTCAATGTCTAAGAATAAATAATTAAGTGTTCCAGTTTGTCCTGCCAACATACCATATTTTAACGAAGTTGTCATTAAATAAGGAAGTTGATGTTTACTAGAATTTGAAAACTCTCTATTTGTTATACGCTTGTTTAAAATACTGTATAACTGAGTTAAATTATCATATTTAACCGAGTTGTCTATACTTATAAGTTTTTTACCGTCATAACTATAAGTATTTTTTGAAATAATTAAATTTTGTAATTTTTGTTTTTCCATGTTGAAAAATGTTTTATTTGTTTGTATTAGATACTGCAAAGATAATAAAATTTTTGACAATATCTAAAACTTTTTAATTTTGTGTTTATATTCGATATTATATATACAAATATAGTGCCAAGAATTGTAATGTGGGAATATTTATCAATCAATACACTTTTCTCTCTTTAATAAAGCAATACACTTTTCTCGCACTTTGTTAATAATGAGATGGTTAGTATATAACTGTATCTTTTTTAAAGGTAAATGACAACTTGTCAGTATGACATTTTGTTATGTCAGGTATGTCAGATAACTCTTTTTGCTTTGACAAATTGTCGTTTCCAATATTTGTTCCATATGCGAGACCCTATACTGTCAATTTGACTACCTTTTGAAACTGCTTGTATTATCTTATTATCGCCCAAATACATCGCAACATGTGTTATTTTGTTATGTTGTGAACTAAAAAACAACAAGTCATATTTTTCAATACTGTCTATTTTAATTTCTTCGCCTAAATAACTCATTGTTTGTGCAGTTCGGGGCAATGTTACATTTAATTTCTCATCATAAAACATTTTTATCAATCCGGAACAGTCTGTACCCTTTTTGCTATTACCACCCCACATATATTTTATTCCTAGATATTCAGATATACTTAACCTTCCTTTTATATTAATATTTTTGTGTTCATATGCTTTTATTGCATTTGAACTAGGTTGTTTATTTGAATTTGTTATATATAAACCTATCATTATTAAAAAAGATAGGTTTTTTATTAAATTCATATATGGTTTTAAAGTGTATAAGTATCATTTAAGTAATAAGTACCGAATAAAATATCATCTGGTACTGAAACAGCAACTGTTCCTGCATTACTTATTATCATACTCATTGTAGTTCCAGCATCTGCTGTAGCACCGCCTTGATAACCTTTGCAAAAGTTCACCATTGTTGTAGGTGTGTATTTAGCATCTAAGGTTCCTACGAGAATTTGTGCATTTTGTTCACTTGCTAAGCGAGTTACTGATACTTCGCCTTTAATTTCTACTTTGTTATTAACCAACCGTCTTATTTTCAACGATGAGAAATTAACCAAGCTACTATCATTTAACGTAATATCTTCCCATTTACCGTAACCATCTAAGTCTGCGATACTTTCTCTCCATTCTACACCACTCATAGCATCAATATCAGCTGTTTTAGCTATACCTATTGTGTTTAATTTATAAGTATCGTGTGTTGTACTATCATTAAATAGTTTGTTTCCGTCAATATCATACACAGGTATGTAATATACTTCATAGTCAGTAGGATATGTTGCTGCAACAGTATCGCCTTGATATGAGTATAACTCATCATTATGAATCATTACTCCCGCAGATAATTCAAGTGTACTGTTATCAAATTCCAAACCGTATAATACAGCGTTATTTATCGCACTATTACCTGTGATTGTTTTTACAACATCAATGAACGTATCCATTGTGTTTTTTTGCAAGAACCCTAAATCATCTAATGTGAAAGGCATTCCGCCGTTATAAGTTGTTATTAATTTGTTCATTTTTATTTATTTTATATTTAGTAATAAAGTATTGTTGGTATTAGTCCGCCCGCTCTATAATTATCAATTAAACCAAACATTATATTCTCAAAATTGGTATAAGTACTGAAACTAGACGGCACATTAATACTAAAGTTTTTTAAGTTATCATATTCATTATTTGCATAAATATATAACGGTAAGCTCTCTGATTTTAAGTATAAAGTACGTTTATCGTTTGTTAATAAAGATATTTGTTCATGTGTTTTAAATAAGAAGTTCTCATCAGTATTAATTATTGTTTCAATATACATATCATTTTGGACAGATGTACTGAAAGGTAGTCCGAAATAACTATTGATATAATGTTCTAATACTAATACTTGCCCGCTATGATTTAAGTTATAAAAACTCTCGTCTCTTGTACTATAGAATATATCACATAATGTTTTAATTGGTTTTATCAAACTTATTAGCCATTGACCATTGTCATTTTCAGTAATAGGTTTGTTTTTCCATATACTCGGTAATAAGTTATGTAATAATTCGTTAAAGTTAATATTAAATATTGTCATTTTTAAAAGTTTTTATCGTGCTATATAAGTTATAGTACTTGTTAATGGATATGAAGGTGATATTGTATTCCACCCTGCTACACTATTATAGTAATTGGTAATAGGTATCCAAGTAGTGTATGTATTTGGTAAGCCGCCACTTTGCGTTGCGTCAAAATCTACCCCTTCAACTCCGTCTATATTTTGAATATTGTCTACTAATTTTGTAATATTTATAGTACTGTCAAATTCTATGTTTTGAATATACTCGTATATTACATCTTCAACATTAGACTGAATTATTGTTGAGTTATACATACCTTGATAATATATAGTAAAATAAAGTTTTAATTCATCTCCTGGATAATTCAATATACTCACACGTTGTCCAGCGATTTTAATATTGTTGATATAATTAACGAATGATGTCATTTCAGGACCTGATAGTATGTCTGTATCCTTTCTTCTCACTTTAAGTTGTACATTTCCACCACTCTCTGTAGCGTTAGCACTACCTATGATTTGTTTATTTTCATCTTTAACAGTATAATATAAATTATAATAGTCTGTATCTAATGTAAGGTCATCACCGTATTGGAATTTCTTAGCTTCGTTTATAAGCCATTTTCTGGTTCCTACGAACGATGTATCTATGATACTGGTTACATCTTTTTTAAATTGATACCACAAACCTTCATGGACATATATAACAACAGCAGTCAGATATGCCCATAACTTCCATATAGCGACTTTACTTGAACTTGACAAACTATCTAATAAATCTTGTTCATCACTTAGTGTTGTACTACCATCTTCGTTGGTAAGTTTATTACGCAACGTTTCCATATTGTTTTTTTCTACGATAATACTCTCGTATATCTCGTTAATTGTTCTTTGTGCCATTATTTTTATTTTTTAATTTCTTTAGTGTACAGTTCGATAATGTTATTAATGTTATTGATATTGAATCTCATACCCAAATCACTTAATGCTTTTCTTCTCTTCTGTAAATTACAAAATTCATATATAAATACTTTGACACTAGGATATAATATATCATCTTCTAATTTTTTAAGAAAATCTAAAGGATTCTTTAAACCTAATTCATTAACATTTACCATTTGACGTGCATTATCTAAATG